GGAACACTCAAAGAAAATCGTGCAAAACTACAAGTTATTAGAAACTTTGATACATCTGAATCAGAGGATTGTGTTTATTGTATGAGAACCGAAAAATGCTGTCCTTCTTGTAAAGTACGCATGGCGAAATTCAAAGCAACGAGATACAATGATAAAAATGACCGTAGAGTTAATTCAGTTAAACAGAGGATCATAAACTCAAAAGAATATGAAGAATGTTATCCCACAATAAGATCTATAAAATCTATTTTAGATGTCAAGGGAACGCTTAAAGTTTATATAGACCACACAAAATTTAATCATTCAAAACTGTACATACGCCATAAGTTCGAAAACTTGATAAGAAGAGAATGGTGTGAGATAGAACGTGAACCAGACTTTTACATCTTGGATTTCAGATCCGCATCCGCCGTGTAGTACGTCTTTCCTTTCATTACAAAACTATGGACACGGGCATATCCCCACGCTTGTGGAGAAGCTCCTGGACGATGCCCGGTTCTCCATGCGGCGAGGCCTCTATTGTAAATTGTTTGAAGAGTCTTCAATGGAATCTTTGTAGCTTTTGATATTTCTGGGAGTGATTTCACTTCCGACCCATACTTCTTTCTAAACTTTTGGGTGTATGAAGAGGTGCGAGTCTTCATACCCTTATCAGTCTTGAAGTCTTTGTAATCTTTCTTGAGCATTTTCTTGTAGCGGGTCTCTACAGACTTTAGGGTTCTAAGACCCCTAAAGTATTTGAGTGGTGCATAGATCTTACTCTCGGTTCTGCGCAGTTCTCTCACTTTCTTGACAATTTCCTGATCTGTCAGAGGCATCTTAATTATTGTATAGAATAAAATACAAATGTTCGTGGGTATCGCTAGTTCTATTCTCTGTCTGATTACATTTACTGGTTTATTTTAGTATAAAATTATCTATATTTATTTCAATGAGCTGTAGAGACAATCTTTGTACGTGTTGTTTATTAACGACGGTGATAGGTGCAATTGTTGGTGGTATGATGATTAGAATCATGACCGACCCAGGTACTTAACGGCAGCAAGAATGTTTGGAAAGATCTTATTACCGAAACGAACACGCCCCGATTTGGTCGACATCCATCCCCTGTGTCCATTGTAATAACACTTTTGGATATCAACCATTATAAAAATATGAGATTATTTTATAGAAAGGCAAAATGAGTCTCACAATTATTATAGGAAATATGTTTTCTGGTAAAACTTCTGAACTTATTCGAAGACTTAAGCGCTACAAAGTCATAGGCAAAAAAATTGTTGTCATCAATTCTCTAAAAGATACCCGGTCTCCTGAAGAAGTCCTTAAGACGCACGACGGTGTGGAGTTTCCGTGTCTGAAAGTTCCGCACATTTCTCATTGTATTGTGGACCAGTGTTTCTGTGATGCTGATATAGTAGCTATCGACGAAGCACAATTTTTTACACAACTCAAAGACTTTGTTCAGATGTGTCTTTTCCTCGGAAAGTCTGTGATTGTAACTGGTTTGGATGGAGACTACAAACAGCAAAAATTCGGAGAAATTCTTGATTGTATTCCTATGGCTGATGAAGTCATTAAGTTGTCTGCGTTATGTATGGATTGTAATGACGGAACGTCCGGTCCATTCACAAAACGAATCGTAGAAAACCAAGATTTAGAACTCGTCGGTGGAAATGATATGTATAGGGCTGTTTGTAGGAAGCATCTATCTTGTATGAGTACACCTCTACCTATGACAAAGGCGTCAAATTTAAAAAACTTAATCAAATAAATAAAAACTTTTAAAATTTAACATATCTTAAATTTTAAAAATTTAGTTTTAAATTTTATTAAAATATTAAACAACTAACAACTTAGTTGGAGAACGCGAGACCGCCCATACCAGATTGGATACGGAGGACATTGTAGTTGGTCGCAAAGAGATGCATCGTGTTGGTCGCCGTGGCGGTATCCTTGATCTTGATAGCGACTTGAGCATTGTCAATACGACTAAAATTACAGGTCCCTGTTGGCTGATGTTCTTCCGGCTTGAGGGCGAACGAGTACGAGTACACACCCGGGTACGGGCATCCCGTGTGGTGGCACATCGGTTGCACTTGGTTGAAGTACTTACCGGTTTGTTCCTTGAAGCGATCTTGTCCGTTGAGGACAAGTTTGAAGGTGTCGAGCGGACCGACAGCAGCCGTAGCGGAAGCCGCACCTTCTTCGACCCAACGAGCCTCGGACCCATCGGTACCGACCGCAACAAGCGGGACACCAGTACCTTGGGTGATCGGCACGAAAGCGTTAGAAGACGCAAGCGCCGTCGGATCGGAGTCGAGGACGAGCGCCGCATTGTCGGTGTTGGAGGTGAAGTTCCAGAGGGCGGCGTTGGAGGAGCTGCCTTCGGAGAAGCACCAGACAAGTTCCTTCACCGGGTGGTTGAAGGACAAGCGGACTTGCTTCGTGGAAGCCGAGGAAACAGAGTCGGCACCAGTGTGCTGCACTTGTTCGATAAGGTATTCGTGGCCCTTTTGAGAAAATCGGCGTCGTTCTTCGGTGTCGAGGTACACGTAGTTACCCCACACCTTGAAGGTACCGTCGGTGTATTGAGCGAACTCACCCGACAAATCGAAGTCAAGACGGACTTCGTGGTATTGGAGAGCGATGAGCGGCAAATGCAAACCCGGGTTGCGGTTGAAAAAGAACACCAACGGCAAAAAGACGGTGTTGTCAGACGCCGTCGTCATCTTAGCCCAGTTAGCCTTCTTGGCTTCATCCAAGTACAACTCGGAGTAGAGGCGCCACCAGCGCTGGTAGTGCTTGTCGATGCGTTGGCCACCAATAGAAAGTTCAACATCCTTAATGGCACGCTCGGCGACCCAGTTGCAGTCGAGAGCATCACCAGTCTTGGACGCCAAACTCTTAGCCTTGAGTTCGACGTACATTTCACCGATCAAGTCACCATTACGCGCAACAGTGACAGACACACGGCCATTATCCGTAGCCGTACCATTGACAGTTTGTTCAATGTTTTCCATAGCGAAGTTAGTGTGGCGCTTGTAGACCGCCTGGAAGAAGGTAACCTTCGGGTTACCAGTCAAGTAGACGTCTTGGGCGCCGTAAGCGACGAGTTGCATGAGACCACCGGCCATTGTGAGAGTTTTTGTACTATAGACCAATATTTTTTTTCTGGCTGAAATCGCACTTGCTGCGAAAAATTTTGCCTTCGGTTTTCTCAGTGTAAGATAAAATGTCCTCCCATCCTGAAGAAGAATATGTCTCCGAATCTGGTTCTGAAGTCGACGTCGACATCGATGTCAAACATGAAGAAATTATCGAAAGTGACGAAGGTGAGGAAGATTATCTCATGACAGACGATGAAGGTTCCGATATTCCGGAAATTTTTGACGAACCGCTCCAGATGGAGGAACTTCTCACTTCGGTCCTCGCCACCCCTGACGGTGACACAGTTTGTTCGGCCCTGGTAAACATAGCTCACCATCTCGAGGTTCAGAATAAAATTCTTATTAAGGTACTCTCGACTGTCAACAAAAAATAAACTTAGAAAAATGAATTGTAATAAGATTAGCTATAAAATGGATACACATTACATTGACAGAGATCCGAATGTTACTGATTCCGAGATGGAAAATTTGAGAAATCAAATTCAGACCCTCGATCAAGAGCAAGTATTGCGTATCCTGGGACTTATGGAGGACAAGTGGTCTCTTACGAAAGGTAATTGCGACCCCCGTGATATCGTGCGTCTTGGATATGACCAATTTTTTGACCCTTCTGAGTTAGAAGAAGATGGGTTTCCTAGGCGCATTGAGATGAATACCGTAAATGGTAAGTTACAAAGAGAAACTAAATTTTTGAAAAGTTTGGGTAGTCGTGTAAAAACTATAAATTTGATGGAGCATCAATTAGAGGATCACGATTTATCGGTAGGTGAACGTGTCTGTCGCCTGATCAAACAGATTAACGAAGCATTTAAAAATATTAGATTACACTTAAACGCTCAAGAGCGTATTTTACATCCAAGACAAATCCCCGAAAAATTTGATGCAGACCCCGAGTACTTCGATGCCACACCAATGGACGAAGCCAAATTAAGTGAAATGACACCCTACCAACGTGCAATTGTTGCAGTTCTTGATGAGACGTCTAAGAAGAATATGAGGCGATACAAGGGTAAATGTTGTGTGCAACGAGTTTCGAATGGACATTATACACGGGCTTGGACGTCTACACACACAATTCAAGAGTTCGTTTATGAACTGGCTGAAAAGGAAGTGAACTTTGAAGTTTGGAAAGATTTGACTTCTCGTGGTACCGCATTTAGGGATGTTATCAATCACTTAACACACTGTGTTGACAGCGACTTCCCCGAGATTAAAAAGACTAGACATATGTGGTCTTTTCAAAATGGTGTGTTTATTGCAAAAGAATGGATTCCCGATAAGGGTGTTTATGATTGTCACTTCTATCCATTTGAAAGTAAGCAATTTAACTGTCTAGATCCGACACTGGTGAGTTGTAAGTATTTTGATCAGCGTTTCGAAGACTATTCTTATATGGAAGATTGGTGGTCTATTCCAACGCCACATATGCAATCTATCCTCGAATATCAGAAATTCGACG